ATGCCACACGGCGGGCAGAAGTCGAACCATTGAATGGAAGAGAATATTTTAACAGTCGATCATTTCAAGCCGATGTCACTATCCGATTTCGGATACGGTATTTGAAAGGTCTAATTCCAAAAATGCGTATCAATTACGATTCCCGTTTATTTGACATCGAATCTATTATCAATGTGAAAGAACGTAACAGGGAAATGGTTTTGATGTGCAAGGAAACAGTGTAATGGCTGAAACCCAACATGTTGAAGGATTAAAAGAGCTTGAAGCAAAGCTGGTTGCCCTTGGCGGTGTTGCTGGCATCAAGGTATTACGCGGCGCGCTCATGGACGCAGCAAAACCCATTGTAAAAGCTGCCAAAGAAAACGTTCCAGAAGATTCCGGAGAGTTAAGAGACAGTATACGCAGGCGCGCATTTGTGCGTAGAAGTGGACTCAGTGCCGTGGACGTTTACGTTGGGCCAATGAAGCCAGAAGGTTGGTATGCCCATATTATTGAATTTGAATATGGCGCATCCAACATCAGGGCGCAGCCTTTCTTGCGTCCCGCCTTTGATCAAGAAGTGTTTAACGTGATCAGAATATTTTCTGAAAGACTGGCAAAACGTATCGATAAAGTGGCGAAGAAATGATTGAAGATGATCTTTATGCCTATCTAAAAAATGACGCGGGTATTTCTGGATATGTTGCCGCGCGCATTTATCCTGTGAAGATGCCACAAAATGTTGAATACCCCGCGATAACTTACCAATTAGTCAGCACAGTACGATCGATTTCTCAAAGTGGCCGGGTAACGCTTGTGGAAGGCCGTTATCAAATTGATAGTTGGGGAAACACTTACGCAAGTGTGAAAAATATTGCTCAGAGTGTCCGCGATGCCTTACAAGGATTTAGAGGAATAATGGGCGCGACTAGAGTGCAAGGTATTTGGGAAGATAGCAATTCGGAAAGAGATTTTTATGAAGATGTGACTGATTTAAGAAGGGTAACACATGATTTTATTATCTATTACGAAGAAGCTTTCGATGAAGCGGAAGGCGGCGCGGGTTTAGTTTGGACGCCCCAAACATCAGGGACTTCCGAACACTTATGGGGTATTAGCGGAATTGGAAATTCTATTCGAGTCGCAAGCGGCGAAAATAACGTAGTTGCAAGAACAGTTAATGGCGGCAGCTCATGGGCAATTAATACATCACAACTTGGTTTTTGGGAAAACGTACATTGTCGGGCAGATGGTGTGTGTGTTCTTGTGGGGTGGAAAGGGGGCGGCGGGTCATTAGATAATTTAAAGGTTTCAAATAATTCCGGCGCAACGTGGACGCCGGTTGATAGTGGATCCCCTGATGATTTATATGAAGTAATCTATGAACCAACTACGCTTTCATGGTTAACAAGTAGTTTATTTCTTACCGGGCCACAACCATATTTGCGACGGGCTGCCAGTGATGCGGCTAAGTGGGAAGAGGAAACACACCCATTCGATAATGATTTATTAGCAATGGCCAGCGATGGTGCCGGACGGGTAATCATGGTGGGTCAGAATGGATTAAACGGATATTCAACCGATGGCGGTATCAATTGGAACCAAAACGCAAATCTTACCGGCGCAATTCAAGACTGTGCCCATGATCCAGTAACCAATAATTTTATTCATGTTGGCGCTGCCGGAACATTACGTTATTCAACTAACGGTGGCATTACATGGCAAGTCGCTACCGACCCGACAACATATTCTGGAAGTATGCGCGGGGTTTATGTGAATGATCTTGGCATTGCAATTGTTGTTGGATCTAACAAAACTATACTTCGATCAACTAATGGTGGCGTTACGTATACGGTTATTAACGAAACACAATTAGATACGGAATTGCTTGCTGTATTTCATGGCGGCATAACATGGCACGCTGTAGGACGTAGTGGAACAATTTTGACAGCACAATAAAAACTCTTTTTTTAAATCTTTGAGGAATAGACAATGGCAACAGACGCATTGATTGGTTATGGCACTACTTTCGAACGCAGCGATGGTGCTTCACCAGAAGTATGGACCGCGATTGCGGAAGTAATGAATATTACTCCGCCTTCATTCACTAGAGAAACACAAGACGCAACACACATGGCTTCACCCAATGCTTACCGTGAGTTTATCAGCGGGTTAAGGGATGCCGGCGAAGTCTCGTTGGAAATTAATTATATTCCAGGGGCTTCCGCACAGACTACTTTATTGGCTGATCTTGATTCAGATCTTGTGGTAAGTTATAGGATTGTTTTTCCTGTATCTCCGCTATCCACTGTTACCTTCACGGCATTTGTTACCGCGTTTTCTCCGGAAGCGCCTTTGGACGCAAAGTTGACTGCTAGTGTTACTTTTAAAGTAACTGGGCTACCTGTTTGGAGTTAACATGTCATTAAAAAATCAGATCTTTGCATCTCATGATTTAAAAACTGAAGTCTTGGATATATTTGAATGGGGCATTCCTAATTTTAATATTAGAGAACTAACCGCCGCGCAACGTGGACAGTTATTCGAAAAGATACAAGACTTGGATGGGAAGCCAATTGCCGATGATCAATATTTCGCCATCTTAGTATCGATGGGCGCCATCGATGCTGATGGTGAAAGAATATTTTCAGATGAAGATGTTGATGCGTTATTGGAAAAAAGCCCATTTGTATTGCGACGTATCGGCAAGGCCATCAACACACTTTCCGGTATCACGACTGATTCAGTTAGTGAAGCGGAAAAAAACTGATCCGGCGGCCAGAACGAAGATTCTATTTCCGCCTAGCACTTGCATTCGGTTGCAGTGTTAGTGAGCTTCTGAGCCGCCTATCAAGTTCTGAAATTTGTGAATGGATTGCTTTTTATAATCTTGAACCATGGGGCACGGAACGCGAGGATTGGCGGGCCGCCATGATCGCAACAACTACCGCGAATTCCAGCGGGAATTTTAAACGACCCAAGAAAATCAAGGATTTTATGCCTATACGTCATAGCCGACAGACTGTGAGTGAACAACTCGCAATTTCAAAAATGATTTTTGGTGAATAATGGCCACGATTAGTAATCTTGTCGTTAAACTGTCTGCCGAAAGCGTGCAGCTTGTCCGTGAACTGCAAAAATCGGGAAGGCGTACAGACGGGTGGTCGAGAAAAGTTCGGAAATCGGTTAATGCTGCCGCGAAATCGTTTATCGTATTGGGCACGGCGGCGGCTGCGTCACTGACTGCGATTGTCGCATCAGCTTCAAAAACCATTGATGCACAAGCAAAGCTGGCCGATCAAATCGGGATATCAACAGAAAGTCTTGCGGCATTCAATCACCTTGGCGAATTAAACGGCGTCACCAATGAAAAAATGCGTTCATCCCTTGAGCGCATGGGCAAGCGTGTTGGTGAAGCGGCGCTTGGCTTTGGCGCGGCGCATCGTGAATTAAACCGTTTAAATATTAACGCCAAAGAATTGGCGGTGCAGGCACCAGAAAAACAATATGCCATTTTGGCTGAACGTATACGCGGCATGTCGTCAGCGTCAGAGCGTGCCGCTTCTATTGCTGCGATTTTTGGCCGTGAAGGGTTGGCATTACAGAATGTCGTTAACAAAGGGGCAGAAGCATTTGAAGTAGCGAAAAAAGAAGCCATAGCATACGGCATAGCAATTAGCCGAGTCGATGCGGCGAAGGTAGAAGCTTCCAATGATGCCTTCACGCGCCTTCAGGCGGTTATGAAGGGCGTTGCCAATACCATTACTATTCAGCTTGCGCCTTTTCTTAAAGTTATTTCAGATCGTTTCACGAAGGCGGCAGTGGATGCCGGGGGCTTCAAGAACGAAATTGTTTCTGCCATGGATACTGCAATAACAGTTGTCGGTTTTGCTGCCGATGCTTTCCGTGGATTACAGGTTGTTTGGAAAGTATTGGAAGTTGCCTTTAAATCGTTAGTTGCGCTATGGATCAGTGAGATTGCATTACTGGATCAGGGCGTTACAACATTTTTGAATTTGCTTCCTGGTATCACTGCAACAACAAACACTGCCCTTCAGGATATGGCAGTGGCCACACGCGGCGTGTTGGGCGAAACAGTTGATGAATTAAATGAATTGCTTCTTCGGCCCATGCCATCGGAAGGTTTCAAACAATTCTCTGAAGAGGTTAAAGCCGAAGCCCAAACCATGGGTGAAGCAGTATCGGCGGGATTATCCGGGCAAGGTAATGAAGAGACTGTAGCGATACAGGAAGAATCTTTTAATGCGCGTGAAGCAGCATTGAAAATGCATCACGACAGGCTGAAAAAGATAGAGATAGATTCCGCGTTAAAACGTCTTGAATTTGAGAAATTAACAGCCAGTCAGAAAACTAAACATGTTATTGGCGAACTGAAGTCTTTGACACAGGGTGTTGCTACACAAAGCAAGGCGATGTTTAAAATTAATAAGGTTGCAGGGATTGCCAATGCGATCATTAATACTTCTGAGGGTGTGACAGAAGCCTTAGCAGCTTATCCGCCGCCTTTATCATTTGTCATGGCCGCAGCACAACTTGCAGCCGGATTGGCACAAGTCAATGCTATAAAATCGCAGTCTTTCAGTGGCGGGGGAACGCCATCTACTTCCGGTGGATTTACTGGCGGGGGGACTGGTGGAACGCCAAGCCTTCCTGAAGGGCCGGCAGTGGGATTACCGGACGCCCCGGGCACGCAAGACCGGGCCGGCGGCGCTGGTACTTTGACCGTCATCATCACAGGTAACGTTACCAGCGATGAATTTATTGAAGAAACCGTTGGGCCGAAACTGCGTGAACTAATCGGTGATCGTGATTTTGAATTAATACCAACGGATTCCCGTAACGCAGCCAATATTTTAGCGGGTACAACATGACGGCAATTACGTATGGTGTTGTTCGTTCCATCATCAAAATTAATTATACCAAAATCGGCACAGATATTTTTGCACAAACCAGCGATGATTCATTCAATAGCACGTCTACAGATTTGAGTGGGTTAGTCACTGGCAATGGTATTTTTGTTTCTGGCTTTACTGAAGAGACATTAAATGATTGGTGGGAAGTGGTAGCGAATTCTACCACAACAAAAATCTTAGTCGATCTTGGGGTATTAGATGAAGCTGCGGGTAATACAATTGTTATTGAAGGCTACGAATATTTCAGAGGGCAAATAATAAGTTTTGACGTAAAAACACGTGGCGTCGATCAATCAAGCCGCATTACCAGTGATCGACAGATAGCATTAGGCGGTGCAAGCGAAACATCATTTCATCGCACCGATTCTATTTATGAAATGACTGTTGGGCCATATAATGAAACCGAAGCGGATTTTTACTGGCAATTTTTTGATTCGGTATCGGGCGGGGAAACGTTTACGATCGACCCCGATGGAACCGTGGCAGTACCGGATAATCCAATTTCGGTAAAATTAGATGTAAATCTAATACGTCCACAACGTATTTCATTAACTGATTGGTTTACTGTGCGGCTTAGAATGGTGGGCGTTTAATGCGTGAAGATACTCCCGAATTTGAAGCATTCAATCGAAGTGATACAAAAGAACCGCAGTATGTAATTGAAATTTCTTTTGATGTTGCTAATACTGATTTACATTATTTTACATCCCACATAGATACCCCCACACCCAATCCCACCATTAGCACCAAAGGTGTGATTCAGCGTGTTTCCGGAACGAGTCAACAACTCAATCCCGATGTTGCCCAATCAACAATTGGTAAAATTACTTTCGATGTTGTAGATCTTACCGATTCCATTACAACGTTGATTAATACCAAATTGATTTTAGGCAAAGGGTTGCGTAGACAGCGCGTGCGCGTTTATGTTGGTTATGCGGATCTTGCCTTTGCGAATTACAGTTTGGTTCAAACACAATTAATCGATTCCATTGTTTTTTCAAAAGGGAAATATAAATTTAGTTGTTCGGATATTCAACGCGAACAACGCAAAAAGATATTTGAAACGGTTGAAAACCCACTTACAAAAACAATCGCGCTTGGCGATGTCACGGTTGATGTGGTGGATACGTCTGAATTCGAATTGATGTATCACGGGCCTGGATGGAATGATGCCGCGAATGCGTTGGTGGGATATATCCAAATCGATGATGAAATTATTCAGTATACTGGCAAAACTACTACGCAATTCACGGGATGCATTCGCGGGCGATTAAATACTATTGAAGCGCTCCACGAAGTGGATCTAACAGTTTCTGAAGCCCGCCGGAAGAAAGCAATTCAATATGTCTATCTTGAAATGCCAGGGCCGAAATTGGCTTATGGAATTCTGACTGGTTATGGTGGGCAAAATTTTCTTTTGCATAGTGATTCGTTTTCCGTATCGCCCTGGGCAGGGACAGCAACCGTTGTTGAAGATAATACAGCGGCGCCAGATCCGACACAGTTAGCGGATAACTTGTCAGATCCGTCCGCTTCTGAAAACCGTATTAAACAACAATTGGTAACGATTCTTGCAGATACTACTGATTATCAATTTTCAATATACTTGAAAGAAGGTACCGCAGCCGAAACGGGAATTAAACTTGAATACACAGGAGATGTACGCGCTGAAAAAGATAACGCTTATACAGTAATCGATTGGACAACTCATGTTATAACTATAAACGACAACGGTCGATCGACATTAGAAGAGGTTGGCGATGGATGGTGGCGATTAACTTGCAAATACATCAATGACAGTTACACTGAATTGAAAGTTACTATTTTGCCTGCGGCTTTTGATGCCGGGGGATTAACTACCGGAACGGTCTATGCCTGGCGGGGGCAGATCCAAGAAACGACGCGCCCGGATATTCCGATAGAAAGTTTAGCCAATGTTGTTGACGAAGTTTTTCCGGTGGGTTGGCATTTGGGAATTGATCAATCATTGGTTAAGTTATCGGATTTCATAACCATTGGTAATGACTGGTGGGATGTTTACAAAGACGAACGCGGGGTAAGATTACAATTTCAAGGACTGGAACGCACAGACGGAAAACGCTTTATTGAAAAAGAAATTTTGTTGTTATTGGGAGCGTTTAGCCCGGTCTATGCAGATGGCAGTCTTGGAATGCGGCGAATGTCAGGGGTGTTATCAAATGCCGCCTATTCGGAAGTATTGGATGATAACAATACCACAGTTGTTCAAGACCTTAAACACGACATGGGAGGAATTCACAATTTTCTTATTATTAAATGGAATTGGGATAATGTAAAACGCAAACTGACTCGGACCCGTTTATTAATTGATAGTGAAAGCGTTGCCATACACCAACAGGCGCCGCCATTAGAATTAGAGTTTCGCGGGTTACATGGCAGCATTCATTCAGAACAAACGATACTTCGGCGCTTTGATGCGTTACGCGATAGGTTTTCCGGCCCGCCGTTACGCATGACGATTTCGGTATTGCCCAGCATGAACACCATTGAAGTGGGTGATGTCGTGCGAGTACGGTTGCAAAATGTTCGTGATTACAATACCGATGCCCCATTAGATAGATCGTTTGAAGTTCAAAACGTCAATGTTGACTGGAAGAGCGGAAAAGTTACCTTAGCATTGTTTGCATCATCACGCGCAGCGGATTCAATCGACAACGCAACAGCTCCCACTATTATTAATGATGCGTGGTATTGCAGTGAAGGCACTGAATTATCAACGGTGTTGACTATCACCGGATCCAGCCCCGGGCACGTTAGCGAAAGCGGCACGTTAACTGGTGGTGATGATATGAACGGGGCGCCTTCTATTTTTTGTTATGAGGGCGATTTGGTTATCGATTCTTTGGATTCGTTATCTGCTCCATTAGTCATTACCACAGTGAACAATGTGCAGTTGCGAATTCGGGGATTCTTACAAGTTAATGGCACGATCGATGGAAGGGGAAACGGTTACAGTGGCGCGCTTGCGCCCAATACCAATTACCCGGCGGGAGATAAAACAGGCGCAGCAAGGGCAATAAGATTTGCAGTCAATCCAGGTACGCCCGGGTTTATCGGGAAACCATTTTCCGGTGGCGGTATTCAATATCCAGCCGGCGAAGTGAATGGGTATGCTGTTTGTAATTTGGCAAGCCATATAACATCGGGATTATACGATGTCATTCCGCCGTTTGATATCCTATGGGATGGCGTGGATGTCTTAGGTGTTCCCCGAGATATGCGGGGATCTTCAGGGGCCAGCGGAACTGTTACCTATGCTGTTCACAGTAGCGGGGCGTTTGCAAGAACGTTTCAGGTGGGTGCCGGCGGGGATAGTGGTGCCGGGCTTTCTATTGTATGTCGTGGAATGGCTTTCGGCC